TTTTTTTGAAAGATTCAAGCGGTATTTATTCTCATACGGAAGATTCACGAACGACAGTACTTACAGAGTATGTCATGAAATGGAAAACTTTAATAAACCATATTTAAGATCGCTTGATACGGTTTTCGCTTATTGTGCTCTCGTCAAAAAGTTAAACACAAAAAAAACTAAACAAAAGCCTTTTACCATTAAAAAAGTTATCAATACATACATCAACTATCGTTCTTTCATATATGGCAACATATATTTTCCACGTGTAAAAGTTGATCAATTTTTTGTAAATCGAAATTTGTTAAATATTGAACCTACTCACATCCAAACCATACGTGGGGTTGGATTGGGCAGTTTTCATTTTAACAAAATAATAATCCCTAAAAATTATGATTTTATGTCACCACGTAAATATCAATTTGAATTTTCAATGCACAATCTTCAAACTCCAAATTTTAATTTTAATCTTATGCAATTATTAGTGCCTTTATTAAAAGATAAAGCATCGGGGTTTAGTTACAAAAATCCAATGAAAAAAGATTGTGTTGCGCAATTAATTTATTATCTTAAAGTTATAAATATTGAACATGTGTTTACAATAATGAAATTGTCTGAAAAACAGGAATTACTCCCAATTAAAAAATATTTTTCGCGTAATAAAAATCGTTTGTTTTGTTCTATCGACTTTCATTGTGAAATATTATTGAGGTTTTTTTTTCAATCAGCCATGATTAAGTTACTATCTAATAGGCGTCGTCCGTACAAAATTGGTATTTCTCTTTTTCATACACATCTTAATGAAATGTACCAATATATTGATATTAAGCAAACCTTGTCATTAGATGGTTCATCATTTGATAGTTCAGTTTCCATTTGGTTGATGTCCAGTGCATTAATATTAATGATGCGACAAGCAGATTACAATGATTTTGAACAGGCATGTTCGTTTCTTTTTTTTGTTTCATTTATATGTCAACCAAAAATATATCAAGGACATTTAATCTCAACATTTGGTCATTTACCTAGTGGTTTTTTTCTTACTGCTTTGTTGAATTGCTATGTTGTTGAGTTTATCATGAACTATATTTATTTTGATCGCAACAAAATTTACCACTATTTGTCATCTGGAGACGATATAGGTATACACAAAAATCAAATGATTCAGTTTTGCAATTTAGCAGTCAATCATGGTCTTGATTATGATTTAGGCGATAAACTTGAATATCTATCGCATACTCCCAAGTATATATCTAAATACCAAATGTATATCGCTGAATTTAAAGAAATTGGTAAGTGTTTTTCATCATTTTATTATTTAAAAAAAAATCATTCTGTTTCATATTACAATAATTTGTTTTTTT